TATTTTGATGTAATTGTTCATCATCCGTACCTTTCCAAGTATCAATTGATGTAAAATTAATATCTTTACCAGACTCTTTAATTTTAGTTGCTAAATGATTTGTTGATTTTCCAAACCAAGCACCAACCTCTACAAAGGTTTCACCACCCTTAGCACTATCAACTATATTGTTATATAATTCAGAATATGCAAACCAACCTGGTATTTCATTAAATTCAGGTTGTAACTTTTCCAATATAATTCTTTTAGTTAATTTTAAATCATCATCAATATAACTAACTAGTTCGTTTGTATCATAGGTATCCAAATATGTATGTAATCTTCTAAATAGAGATGGCATTTTATATGAGAGTGCTTCTTTAACTGATAATGGATTTAGTTCTAATTTAGATGAAAAATAAAATAAATCACATGCTGAGTAGAATGTATCCACATCATCTCTCTCACCCCATATAACACAATTATCCGGCTTATATTGCATAATTGGTTTCCAATAATCTTCATAGTTCATAGCTTGATTTCCTACAAAGTGAAACATTATTTTATACTTTTCCAATTGCCTTGCTATTTGGAATATTTCAGCTTGGTTTTTACCTGGTGAAAATAAACCAACATTAAGTACATGCTTCCAAGTTGGGTCTAATCCTAATTCTTTTTGTGCAGATTGTTTATCAAATGTATATTCTTCAATAGGATATTCCCATATAGCAGTTTCAATTCCTAATGGTTCAAATCTTTGCCTACTCCATTCAGATACCAAAACATATTTGTCTGGATGATATATTATTTCAGATGGATTTGTGTATGAACCATGCGTTGATGCTATGATAAAATATTTTCTATTTTTATCAAATATAGTTTCAACAATACCAATCGGTAAATCATACTCTGGTATTTCCTGAAAATGTATTATATCAGGTTGATATTGATGGATTATATCCAATATCTTAGATTTATCACTATCCAATGTGTGTATTGGAACTAATGCTTTAATTCTATTTTTTTGAACTACAAACGTATTACCACCACTATTATTTATTTCAACAACTTCTATTTCAAAATCGTTTATAAAGTGTTTTATTTGCTTGTATGTGTATTGGGGCTGCCCTCCTGTTGAAAGATGCGGACAGACATAGAGTAACTTTTTCTTTGCCATATTGTAACAAATATACGAATTTTTTTTTAAATTACCAAATTTATTTTAGAAAATCACAGTACCTTCAACTAAATCAATTTCTCCGTTTGGATATTCTTTTTCTAAATTGAATAATAATCCGTTTAATTCTTTATTTGCATTTTCAAATTCAGTTTCAACTACGGATAATACTGTATTCATTTGTTTTATATCTAAATGTAGTTGTCCAGCATTTATAATAAGTTCGTTTTTTCTTGTGTTAAGTTCTTTAAGTTTTTCTACTAAAGAAGATTCCAATTTTTTTGTTTGCTTTTCCATATTTTTGTTTGTATATAAATATATAAAAATTTATAAAGAACCACTTATTTGTGTTTCCAATCTTTCTACTTTTTGTGATAATTCCTGCAAAGCTTTCCAAAGTACGAATACTAATTCTCCTTTAGCAATACCAGAAGTCATCCATAGTTTATCTCCTTCTGGATTATCAGGGTTATCAAACCAATCATAATCCACAAATTCTTCCAAGCCAGCACCTTCTAATTCTTCGGCAATAACTCCTATTTGCTGAGGTCTGTGTTCCTTTTCTGCATCCACTTTCCAATAGAAACTTCGTATAGGAGTATTATTTACAGCTTCCAATAATGATGGATGTGTCCAATTTTGAATATCTTCTTTGTATCTTCGTGCGGATGTATTTCTACCAAGCTTCCATTGTGATAGTGAAAACTCCATATCTCTAATAGTACCACCCAAATCACCTGAACCGGGAATGTTTACCATTTGTACCGTAGGTCTTAGGTTACCCCCTACATTATGAGTAGTACATGCACCACCATTTGCACCAGGATTCCAAGACAAAGTACCAGTACCCATCTCAATATTATTACCATTCATAGCAATCTTACCAGTACTACTTGCTATGTTTATAGCAGTATTACCAGCACCAGTTGTACCAGTTAATTGTATTAATGTATTTGCAGTATCACCTTCTAATCTAACAAATCCTTTTCCATCTAAAATTGGAATAGAAGCCGAATCCTCCCTTCTTAATTTGATAAATCTATTAGTAGAACTTGCAATCTGAATTCCTTTGTTTGTCAATTCAACAATATCCACATTCGCTGCTGCTGTTATCGTAGGTGTTGCTTGATATGTACTTATATCAAACCCACCACCAAAGCCACCAGAACCAACCTGATATTGATACCCTTCTGCTACTATAAATGTTTTAAAAGTATATGTAGTTGCCCCTGCTTCAGGTGCACTAAATTGGAAACTTCCGTTGTATCCTTGAAAATCTGCATAACTTTCATCAAAGCCACCATTCCAATAAGCACTCCATAGTATTACCTGAGATACTAAAGTTGCTCCATTATAAATTCGATATCCCCAATATACACTTACATTACCTTCACGATTAAATGCGGAAATCACAGAACCTTGACCAGGCCAATTAACAGACGAATCAATATAAGTACCGGCTGATACCGAAAATGTTTGGCCACTACTTTCTTCATCAACGTTAATATACGTTGAAGCAGGGAATGAATCATAATATGATAATGCTTCACTGGTAAGAGTGATTCCACTTCCAGCCAAATCGGTTAATTCTCCAAAATTCACTTTTAGTTTAGTATTACCACTTTCTTTAATTGCAATACCAGGAAGTGATGGGTCAAGGAAAATTCTACTATTACCATCTCTAAGAATATTATTTTCAACTGTCCAACTTCCAATAGAACCACCACTAGCATTAATTATACCAGATATAGTTGCGTTTGTTACAGTCAATCCCGTTGGTCCCAATGAGAATCCAGCTCCAATTAAACTACCCGTTCCATTTGTAGATGTCATTGAAATTGCCACAGCACCAGCACCAACAGTTACAGTATCAGTAAATGTACCGCTTGCTCCACTTAAATTTCCTCTAAAGAAAGCGTTTCCAAGACTGTCTACGGCAAATCCTTGAGTTCGTATTGCACTTCCTGCTAAATTAATAAATGTACCTTGTTGAGAGAATACAGGGTTTGTACCAGCTATATAATTTGTTGCCTGAATAGCCGTACCTGCAAACATATTTGCTACAACAACACCAGGTCCAATGAATGTAGTGGCGTTACCAGCGTTTATTGAATCGATTGCCGCCATAGCTTTCAGAGAACTACTTAATGCGTTCACAGCTACTGCCGTATTTGCTGCTGCTATTTGGGTTGCTGTAAATGAACCCGATGCCACCGAACCACTTACTGCTTGAGATGTTGCAGCATTACCACCTGTTACAGTAATATCACCAGCTATTAATAAACCATCACCATCCCACTTAAGATATCTATCACCAGCTCCGTTTACAATTGAAAATCTACCAGTAGTACCACCAGACCCAATTGGTTGTTCGTAAATACCTAAGAATATACCAGGTCTAGAATAACCAATAACTGCTCCACCGGGGTTTAATGATGTACCACTTGTTCCAGATGTTCCAATTGTTGCGTTTTGTCCAATAGCTATATATGGGTCAGGTCTACCACCAGCAATTACAATATTTGCAAATGCACCAGTACCATTTTTTGTACCAACGTTGATTGTATTTTTTACATACGATTCTTCGAATATTGCAATCTTAGCTGCCACAAAGAATTCCTCCTCACCCAAATATTCCCACCAAGCATTAGTACCATCAACAGTTGGTGCGTGGTAATTAACAGAAACTCCATTTTGGTCAAGTGTTGTAGGTCCACTACCACTAACTGCTGCATAATATTTTACCGTATCTTGCGTTGCTAAATAGGTAACTGCATCTCTACGATTGTTTGTTGTTTCAACTTGTCCAATATAATCAATGTTAGGACTCCATTCACCTCTCATTACAATACCAGGCCCCACTGCTCCTTCAAACTGAACAGATAGTGATTGTGTTTTAATTAAAGTTTGTCTACCTTCACAATTTATCGTATATACAATTTCTGCGGTTGGGTTTGTTTCAGGATTATCCCAAGCTGTAATTCCTGGCATAGATGCTGGATTTCCACTCAATTTAGGCCCTCCAACAAATAAATTATCATTATCTAAATGTATATAAGCTGGACATGATGTTATATCAACTGTATATTGGTATTCATATGATGAGCTACCATATGCATCGATTTGAGCTCCAGTAAATCCGCTTGGTTTATTTGTTAATTCATAATTACCTCTGTAAGCTCTTATTATATTTGATGTACCATTTAATTCAAGCTCACCAGATACTCTATAAACCGCCGATGAATTTTCGTTCTGCATCTTAACATCATAGGGAGCGGGTTCTGTGTATTGAACTGCAAATGATTGTGTTATGAATTGGGTTTGTCTACTTGGAGGTCTATTAATATTATCGGTAGCAACTTGCGTTGAGTAACCTTCAAAATCAATTTTATAAACAATCTCACCAGTTTTATTTATAGCCGGCTTATCCCAATAACTTAAATCTGCCATTGCTGCAGGAGTTGTTGTTACTCTATTAGCTGGTAAAGTAATCCAAGGAGATTTATAAAATATAGATGCAGATGAATACCCCAATATACCAATTAGATTTTGTAAATAATCATAATCAGTAGGTTGTGGTGCCGGATAATTTCCTGATGTTACGTTTATTAACGGAGTTATTCCTTTAAACGTAGGTAATTTAATTGCCGTTCCATTTAAATCGGTATCAAATAATTCTGCTTTTATTGATGTACTTTCATTTGTTGGAGATATTTTGTAAGCATCAGCGCCAGCTTTGATACCAGCAATTGTAAGTTGTCCTTCAGCCTTATATGGATTTAATATAGAAGATGTAAATGGATTACCATCAGATATTTTAACCCTCCAAGTTTTATTTTCTTCAGGTCCAGCCGCATCAGTACCAGGTATAAAAAATACCTTTTCTTTTATACCAACTCCCTCATAATATGGTCCATCATAAAGGGTTTCGGCACCATCGGTATCAATAAAGAATAAACTAAACCATGTAGACCCGGTTGTATTAAATGCACTTGCTTTAAGTTCAACATCACCTTCTGGAGAAACTCTATATCCATCTCTATCATAATTTATAGTATATGGATTTGCCTTTAACTCTACTGTTCTAGCATTTGGTACTGATACATTCTTTGTAAATGTTTGTGTACGAGTAAAAACCGATGATGTATATTCATGCCCACTTCCTAATGCAAATGGATATACTTGAATTGTATATAATGCACTAGCCGAAACATAAGGATAATCAAATCTATTAAATGATGCAGTTGCTGATAGTGTTCCTAAATTATTTGGTACAGTATTCAATGATGCAGTTCTTATATTCCATATAGAACCACCTCTAGTTTCAATTGAATTTATTTTCCAAGTACCAGGATGTTGAGATGATGTATATATTAAAAAATCATCTCCTTCTCTTACCTGCAAAGTTGTATTTGCTGCAGAATATCCGACTGGTGTTACAAATCCAACCTCATCTGCTGTTAATGTTACGTTTGGTGGTGTTATTAGGATTTGAATTGGTGGTGGTCCTTCCAATACCTTTGTATATGGTTGAACTACACTTGCAGTATAAACCGATGATGTATAGTATGGTCGAATTTCTAATGGATATGTAATACTACCACTTAAATTAATAAATCCAGAAGATGCACTTATTATTAAAGATTCAGTATATGCATTATCAAAATAAACTAAACCACCAGTTACATTTGATGAAAATATAGAAGCAGTTGCTATATGGAATGTACCAGGTTTTCTACTTCCAGTAAATGCCAAATATCTAGAACCTTGCTTTAATCGAATATCAGTTACCGTTGGTTTATAATCATTAACAATACCTCTTGAATTTGCTGCTAATGTTACTGCTGCTGGATTTACTTCAAATATAATACTTTCATCACCAGGTTTACCTTCTGGTACTATTGTGAATAGTTTGTCAACCGATACTGATGCTGAAGTCCAAGGTTCAGTATAAACAAAGCTTGTTAATAATTGTTTACTTTGAGATACAGCTAATCCTAATGGATAAGTTGCTGCGTTTCCTCTTGATGGGATTATATTTCCAAATTCATCATAAGCAACAACAGTTATAGTTGGGTCACAACTATGAGTTACATATTGAACCCAATATTCAGGAACAAAATCTTCATTAATTGACATAGATGGATATACCTCAAATGAACAACTTAATGGTGAATCAAATTGACCTCTTTTAAAAAATGATGCAGTAGCTGATGCAAATAAGGGGGTAAATTTTGTTTGAGTTCTTGGATTTATCGTAAACGTATCTGCATCATATAAAACAATACCAGCATCCAAACCATCTTGTAAATCGGTAAGAGTTATTGCAGTTAAAATAGATGCTGATGGATTTGATTGTGATACTGGAATCATATACAATGTTCTCTGTCCATCGATAGAATCTCTATTGAATATTGCATTATAATCTATAATACCAGACCCAGTAATACCAGGTTTCAATCCTTTAACCCATCCACTACCACTAGCCTCACTAAGAGTAATATACTTTGAACCAGATTGAACGTGTAATTTTATATTAGAACGCCCGGCCGGCAATCCATTTCTTAAATTTATTTCATTAACACCATCAATACGAATTGCTTGAACTTCTAAAGCTGACGAAGAGTCCGAGTTTCTAATTACAGTTCCATTATAAGGTCTAATCTCATAATTTACACCACCCTTACCATCAATTACTCTTGTTATTATAATAGAATCTTCAACACCTTCACATTCGGCAGTGTATTCTATATATTGTACCAAAATTTCTTCTAAACCAGGATCTCTTGAACCCGTGAAGTTTTGTACTGTCAATCTGACTGTGTCTTTATCCATATCCAATAACTTACCAGGAAATTGCCAAGTAGTAAATGGTGGAGATATTAAAGAACTACTTAGTGAACTTGTAGCCCAATATAACGTATCATATGCTGATGATGATAATTCGGTATTGAAAAAATCAAATGAACGAGATGTAAATGTAACAGACCCAGTTAGGAAGTTTTTAACAACATCTATAAAGATTGTAGTTGGATTTACAGGGTTTCCATTACCAGAACCAGAATCAAATTGAAAATATAAAGATGATGGAATTAATTCAATACTTTTATTAATACGATTTAAGTTACCACCATCAAATGTTTTACTTTCCTCAACAACTACTGGTATATAGTTATTATTTATATCATAGAATTGAAATAGAAAATCAAATGTTTCTTTTGGTAATGTTCTTGGAATTGGCTGTATAAATGATATTTCATTTGGAGAGAAAGAACTTTCTTGAGATGCTCTTAAACTTACATCTGATATGTACCAACCATTTCCTTTTACATCAAAATATAATTTGGTATTGTTAAATTGCTCTGCTTTGAAATTAGCAGTTATTTGCGATTTTTGTAATAAAGAATTATCTTCAGTTACAGTTAATATATTTTGTTGAACTCCTACATTAGTAGTTGTATTTCCAAATGTAGATTGTCTAGAACCACTAAGATAAACCGATACATAATCATTTGTTGATATTGTTTGGTTTCCTAATCTTACGTTAAATGTAAGTGTGTATTCTGTGTTTTCAGTTATTTCTAATGATTTTGATGTAAAAAATTTATTAATTCCATTACTATCTAATTTAACAGAATTATATAAATAATTTTGATTAAAAGATGCTGTTAAATTATTTGATGATGTTATCCAATACCCATATGGATATTGTGATTTAAAATTAAATTGGTCAAATATACCATAAAATTCTTCATTTTTGGTTTTTGATTCTAAATCTTTTAATAATTCATTTGACTCTAATTGTATTTCTTGAATAAATTGATAATCAGCTAAATCGGATTGAGATTTTCTAAATATTTTTACTCTTGCTACATCCCCAACAAAAGTTTCTAAATCAGAAATTGTAATTTTTCCAAAGGAACCTGTTAGAGCAGTTTTTAATTGGTCTAAACCTTCTACATAATTAAAAGATGCCGTATATCTTTGATTTGAAAAGTCTTGAACAATTCCATTTATTGTATATGGTGATGTTATTGTTAAATCTGTTTTACTTATGACATCATCAGCTACTGATGTAAATCCTAAATCAGTAAATTCAATAGTAGTGCCAACAACAGAACCAGTCCAAGCTCCACCATCGTTTATTTGAATTAGATAATTTGTTGGTAATGAAAATTCAGAAAGTCTTTCCCCTTGTGATGGTGTTTGTGCAAAGCCATCAACAAACCCCTTTTGTATAATTGGAGTTACAACATTTGAAAATATTGGTTTTACTATTTCATTTATAGTAACTTCAGGTCTTCTATAAAATCTTACTTTATCCTCATTTGAAATTAATCTATTTACATTAAATTGCTTTTCCCATTTAACATTATATACATTTTTCCATTCATCTGGAACTGGTAGTACAATACCTCCCTCATCTAAATAAGTTTTTAACTCTCCTAATATTGTTATTTTAGCAGAACCAATTGGTGTATCTTCATACACATAAACAGCAACTAATTTAGATGTACCTTCATAATATTCAGGCACACCATTACCAGGCTCATAATAAATTGGATTACCAGCAACATCTAATATCTCAATCTTTATTTCAGTTGATTCCATTAAATGTTCCGAACCTTCAATTAAGAATCCATTCTTACCACCAGTAAATGTATCTTTAAATTCAGTTACCTTAAAATAGGTTGAATTTGGGTTGGTATCAACTAAATACGTTTGAAATGTATTTAGATTTTGCGTAAGAGTTTCCGGAAATTTCTTTATTACTGCCATAGTGTGCTTATATTATTCTATGATAAATATTTGCTTAAATTTTTTATGTTTATAATTATATTAGAATTCTAAAGAAAACTAAAGAAACGTTATGAAAAAGTACGCAATGATACAAATCGATGCAGATGTGCATCAATTATTAAAGGAATTTTGTAAAGAGAAAGGATATAAGATAAGTGGATTAATCGAAACCCTAGTAAAAGAAAAAGTGGAGTCCTCAAAGAAGACCCCACTAAAAAATGTATTACCGGTTACTAAAAATTAATCTTAGAGAACCCATCTACTTTTTTGATTTCGATAAGTCCATCTACTATATCCCTCATTTGTTCTAAGTGAGAAATTACCCAAATGAAATCAAATTGAGTTTTAAGATATTGCATCATCATAAATAAAGATGATAGGTTATCTGCATCCAATGTACCAAACCCTTCATCTATTACTAAGAAGTTAGGTCTAGGCAGGTTGCAAATGTTAATTAGAGCCACTCTAATCGCTAATCCACTAATGAACTTCTCCATACCACTACACATCTCTAAAGCCCATTCCTGGTCTTCGTAAACGATTCTAGCGTTAATGTTCTTTCCATCAGTATCCATTGATATTGAGAAGTCCACCACTTGTCCTAATATATTGTTCACTTCGTTTTCAATTGCTGGAAGTGCTTTGGATATTAATTCATATGGTACTCCATCTTTCTTAACCGCATCTAAGTAGAATGTATATAATTGGTTTTTGGTTTCCAATTCCTTAACTTCTTCCATCTTAGCTTTCATATTATCTATAAAAGTTTTTGTTGCACCTACATCTGACATTAGTTTTAACATCTCTTTATTAACATCCGTAATTTGTCTTTCTACCCCTTGCTTTTCTCTACGAACGTTTTGGATTTGAATATCTAACGCCTGATTGTTTGTTATAGTTTCTTCGTTATCATTATATCTTTTAATATCCGCCTTTGTAGTTTCTAATTGATGTTGTAGTAACTCAATCTTACTATCCGATGTTTTAATCTCACCCTCCAATTTATCTCTTACTATAATCAATCTACTATATTCATCAGACCATTGTTTCCATTTACTGAATTGTTCTTCCACACCTTCCCAAGAATCTAAAGTTTGTTGAATACCAGTAGCTACAATTGTTGCTTGCTTAACATTTTCCAATAATTCGGATATAGTTTCTTTTGCTTTCATCGCATCCTTTACAAATGAGTTATCACAACAAAATTCACAATTTGGGTCATATTTATGATTATCCAAATGATTAATCTTTTCTTCTGCTAAACTCAAATGTAATTTTGCAGTATCATAAACTTTCGTTGCTTTAACTAAATCTTTTTGTTCTTGTTGGTAATTAGAATATACAATTTCAATATCAATATCATTTATGATAGCATTGGAATCAATCATTTCCTTAGCTTCTCTAACTAACTCTTTGGTTTCGGTATGTTTTTGTATCTTATCAAATTTAGTATCACCCCAATTAGTTAATTCACCTTCAATTTTTTTAACTTTACGATTTAATTCATCAATATCTAAATTACCTTGCATTGGAACTATTTGTTGGGATAATTCTACAATTTGTTCTTCCAATTCAGCCTTTCGGGTTTCTAATCCGGTCTTATCTTTATCTAACTCACCATACTCAATCTTCTTCTCACCCAAGTCGGTTTCTTTTTGGGCTAGTTCTGTCGTAAAATCAGTACGTTTGAAATTTCTGATAAGAGCGTTCACATCCTTAATATCATTAGTAGCAGTTTCATATAATTTATCAAACATATCCAATCCCATGAACTGAGCCATCAAGTCCTTTCTCTCCGATTGTGATTTATCAATGAATAGAGCATTGTTAGCTTGTAGTGATAGGGCTGTCATAACGAAATCCTCATACCTTCCTACATATCCTTCGATTGCAGAGTTGGTGTCCCTCCTCTCCGTTCCGTTTAGCGATTCCCTTCCACTAATACCATCTCTCCAAAACTCCACATCTACTTTTACATTTCTTCCCTTATTGATTGTCCTACCTTCTCTACGAATGTGGTACATTACACCATCAATAGTAAAATCTAATTGGCAATGGAAATCTTGCTTCCTATTGTTCATAATAGCAGATGCTTTATATGCTCTACTACACTTGTCAAACAGGCAGAATGAGATTGCATCGAATAAGGATGATTTACCTTGTGCATTTGGTGCGAATAAACCCATCAGTCCATTTACTTTGCTGAAATCTATTTTATTATTCTCACCATACGAAAACATATTAGAGAAGTCGAATCTTACCGGCTTCCAGCTTATATTCCTTTGTAATTCAGATGGTTGTATTCTACTATTAATGTCACGATTGATTTTCTCAATTCCTTGCAGGTCCTCTTTCGTTACGAATGGCATCATACGTTCGATATACTCACCGATTAAAGAGTTTTGATGGTTTATATCAGCTACGTTATCAACATCCACCCTTGCTTCTCTATCACCTGTCTTTTTAGCTTGGAAGGAATCGGTACGAATGATTGTAAAATCTTCCACACCATACTTTGCCGTAATATCTGCCATCATTCTTTTTGTATCAGCAGTATCCGTATTAGTTATCCTTACTCTTAAACGAGGATGAAGTGGCATATCAGTTACATCCGGCACAATACCACCATCAACATCCAAAGTGTAATAGCCATAATCGTTTTTGATATCAACTTCCTCATAGGTCATCGTATCTAAATCCCAAACTAAGAATCCGTGCTTATCTAATGTCTCACCGAAGTTTTGTTGTACCAAAGAACCGGCATACACCACCTTACATCCGCTTGGTGATATCATCTCTTGTCTTTTATGGATATCACCCAATAAGGCTAAATCATATCCATCAAATATATCAGTTGTGAAGTGTCTACTACTAACCACATACCCTACATCGGTTGTAGAGTTATCAACAGGTCCATGAAACAATGCAATTTTTTTGTTTCCAAATAGAGTGTTTGCTTTAGGCCAATTATCTTTGTTATCAAATATACTGAATACTGCAAAATCAACTCCGCCAATACCATAAACTTGCGTATCTCTTAAATAAGTTAGGTTTGGTAGTTTCAATGCATCAACAATTGGAGTAAGTACATCCATTCTGTCCGAATTATTCATATTACAATCGTGGTTACCAGCGATTACAATTGTAGGACATAATTTGTTACATTCGGTAAACAACCAACTAATCTCACTAACCAATTCAGGACTCATTTCCAATTTAGCATGAGCGATATCACCAGCTAAATAAATAATAGCATCATCAGTTCCTCTTTTTTTAATTTCATCAAACATAGTATAGAATACTTCTCGGAATTCTTTATGTCTTTTGATGTTACGGATGTGTATATCCGCAATGTGATAAATCGTTTTTAATCTATTCATATATTATTTAGTTTCGAAAGTACTAAATCATCCCATCCGGTTTCTTTAGCTTCTTTCAATAGTTCATTTACTTTTTTAAATCCCATTTCACCAGCATCCTTGTCAGTTGGTATAATGTTCCTAACTTTAATTCCATTCTTAATAAACCATTCGGTGTGTTTAGTTGAATCAGCTACCGCATCCGAGTCTAACATAATCGTTACCTCTTTAACACCCCTTTCCATAATTTTGTTTTTGAGTTTGCTGAGTAGAAACTTACCTAATAATGGAATTACATTTCTCTTTACTGAAAATGAATCAAATACTCCCTCCACTAACGTAATAGGTTCGTTCCAATTAATTTGGTTCTCAAATACAATTACATCTCTACTAATTGGCGGATTCTTATATTTGTATGGTTCATCTTCATAAAAAGAACGAGCTACAAAATAGTTTAATTCCCCACCATCATCATAGGATGGAATAATCACTCTACCACCATATAATCCATCTTCACAATATCCAATATTATGTTTTACAATATCTGCTTTCGCGATACCTCTTTTACTTAGGTAATGAATAGCCTGATTATATGATGGATTAAATGAACCAGTTGGTTTGAAATATAATTGTTTGAATTCTTTAGGTAATTGTAACTTAGCTACATACTCCTCTTTGGAATCATATTCAGGCTCATCGCCATATACATCCCTAACCTTATTCAGGTCTCTCACATCCACATTGAGTTTGCGGAGTAGTGAATAGATACTTCTACCCTTAGAGTCACATACCCAGCAGTGCCATCTTTGTGTATCTAAGTTGACTTGAAGTTTCTTTTTGTGGTGATTACAAAATGGACAATGATGTGCCTGTTCATTTCCCTTAAGAGATGAACCCACACCTAGTGTAGAATCTAATATTGTGATTATTTGTAATTTGTTTCTACCAGATAGCATAGTTTGGATATTATTATCACAAATATACGAAAATTATCTGATATAACCTAATTAATGATTAGAATTCTTGCAATCCATTAGAAAATCTGCTAAAAATTGTAATTTATTAGAGATTTGTTCTCTTGGCATATTGCTGTCTACCATTCCTTTAAGGTCTACTAATGATGCTGCTGCTATTTTTAGTGCATCATCTTTTGAATTTAAATAAGCTTCGGAGATTCCGTACTTTTTTGAGATTTCAGGTATTGTCATAACTTTAGTTTATAATATCCCTACGGAAGAACTTTCCCATAAGGTTTTCGTTTATTGCTTGTTCGTTGGCCAGTACATCGTAATGAAACTGCCATTTAATTTCGTAATATGATAAGGATTTCTTTGAAAAGCAAAACTGGATAATCTCTCTTTCAAAATCACCAGCTCTACCTTCTTTTACTTCGGATTTAATCCATTCGTTTGATGAATAGTATTTCTCCCAATCGGAAGCACTTCTAACAACTCTCTTTCTAGTCTTGCCCTTAAGGGGCT